ACCTTGCTTGGTACTTCTAACTGAACACAATTTTCCATGATCCGTTTTATTTCATCACGCATTAGTTCACCCGTGATTGAAAAATTTAATTCATCATGCACTTGAATGTGAGGAACGATACCCACCTTGTGAACTTCTATCATTGCCTTTTTTGTCTGATCCGCGGCGCTTCCCTGAATAAGCTTGTTCAACGCTTTGTAGATAAATCCTCTTTTTAAACTTGATCCGTATTTTCTGACAGCCTCTTCCCGGCGGAGTGGCTTGTGGACACCAAATCTTGTTGGTTCCCACAAATCAAAATGACATATACGTCCTAAAATTGTCCTTATCTGACCGTTATCATTCGCCGTCTTCATTGCCAAATTCATCAACTGCTTTACAAAAGGAACACGCGCGTGATAGGTGGTGAATAATTCCTTTGTATCCTCTTCCCCTAGCCCTAGCTGACTTCCTAATTTTTTCTGACCCATGCCGTAAAACAGTCCCAGATTCATCGTCTTGGCCACGCGTCTTTCTATTCCCGCCATGTCCGCAGCTATCTGGTGAAAGTCCGTTTCAACATCGTTGTTGTACGCGTCAACGAATTCATTGGCGCCATCCAATCCTCCATGTGTTAGGGCGGCAAAATGAACGACGAGCCGTGGTTCCTGTTGAGAGTAGTCAAAACTACCCCACGTGCACCCCTCTTCCGGAATGAATAATTGTCTTATTAAGGGACCAATTTTCTCGTTTCTTGACGGAATTTGCTGTAAATTTGGGTTTGACATGCTCAAACGACCTGTAATGGTACCACCTTGGTCCGATTTTAACTGGTTAATTTCCCCGTGAATTCTTCCGTTATGCTCATGCTTTAAAAGGGAATCAATGAATGTTGATCTTGCTTTATAAAGTTCCCTCGCTTGAACAATCTTTTGGGAAAAAGGATCATTTAATGATGCTAAAAAATTCTTGTCGAAACTAGGCAAACCTGTGGGTGTTTTGTTATATTTAATCTTCTTTTTATCAAAAGCTTTCGCAACGGATGTGGGCGCAAATACTTCTATTTCAAATCCCAATTCTTTTTTAAGATCCAATAATATTTTTTTCTCTTCTCTTTTAATATCTTTTTTTATTTTATGTGCTCTCTCTAAATCTAAACAAACGCCTTTCCATTTCATGTCAATCAGGACGGGGAGAAGTTCTGTCTCCAAATCAAAAATACTTGTGAGTTCCTGTCTGACTAATTCAATCTTTAATGTGTTCCACAGTCGAAGGGTGATAGCCGCATCCTGTTCCGCATAGGGTCCAACATACTGGTAGGGCAGTTTATACATTTCTGCCTTGGCATCCACCTGCCACGCCTGCGCAGCTTCATACAATAAGGCTTCATTTTTCTTTTCCTGTATATAATCTTTAGCAACAGCGTTTAAATTATATTGTCCAGGCATTCTGTTCTCATCAATGATTGCGACAGCTATCATTGTATCAATATAGCGTCCCTTAACTTCTATTCCCCAATGACGTAGCCATCCCACATCATAACTTGCGTTATGAAATATTTTATCAACATTACTATTTAGAATGATTCTAAGTTGATCCTTTATAATTTTTTCATCAAAATTTCCTCCGCCCTCGTGGGCAATAGGAAAATATCCTTTCCATCCATCCACGGCCAAGGCAACGCCAACAACTTTTCCCCTGCCTGTTGCCCATCCTGGTCCGAGGTCCTTGATGTGGGGATCGTGCGTCTCCAAGTCAACCGCAATTTCCTTGGCATCCGACAGATTAGGAAGGCTCTGTGGAGGTATCCATTCCTTTGGGGGCTCAAACAGTGGTCGTTGCGTCATTTAAACTTCTCCTTTAATTTGATATGATAAGCTTTGACAGCCTCAGCTCTTTTTCTAATATGTTCTTCTGATTGTTTTCGTCCTTTCCAATAATTTTTATATTTTTCTATGAAAGCTTTCACTTGTGGTCTTCCCACCATTTTTTTCTTAAACTCTGGTGTCCCTCTTTTTGATTGATTTGCTTCTCTTGCTCTAGTTATTTCTCCCGTGCGACCTCTTGGAATGTTATATTTTGCAACGTTTAAAGCGGAAGAAACTGCATGTAAAGGAAGATTTCTCCTTCTTCTCTTAATATGTTTTCGTGCAAACATTCCTTGTTTTCTTCTTTCTTCAATATCAACTGGAATAAATTCGCCATTAGCAATTCTTTCTTTTGCATGATCTGATTGTTTTTCATGCAAATCATTGCACGTTAATGATTTAGTCCACAATATACCATACTTTTTTTTATAATCATCAATGTCCACCTCATGGGATACTAGAAGGTGGTTGCCAAGCGCTCTGTAATGCTTGCCACATAAAAGACAAATTACTCTATCCCCGACAAAATATTGTTTGTACTCATCATAGTCTTTAAAAACAAAGTCCTTTGGATATCCAGGCAGTACCCGTCTTCGGGCCTCCGGGGTTTTCCCGTGATAAAAATAAGGAGGCATTATTTTTTATCCCTGTTTGATGATTTTATATATTTCTCTGTCTCTCTTCCTCGTCTCTCCCCTTCCGATTCAAAGGATTGATGACGGTCAGTCCGTTCCTCTATTTCCCCTGCGATGGCGGCATAGGCCGCAAGGTCAAGGTAGCTGTCCTTTTTATGGGCGTGCTTTAGACGTGCAATTTTCACAAGACCCATACAAATGGCGACATCGTGGGGAGATATTTCCACATCAAGGAAGGCACTCCATAATTTAGCAATGTTCTGATGGTTAAGAAGCTTGTCACCGTAATCTTCGTGACGATCTGTTTCTACAAGTTTCTTTGCCTCTTCTAAAAGTTCCGCCGATATTGGTATCATGATGAATTCCTTGAAAGATACAAAATGGCGTTCAGCATCCTGTCAATGTCGTCCTTAAAATTTCCTATGCCAACATTGCATTGGTGACATAATAAACCACGCAGTTTACCTGTTGTATGGTCGTGGTCGATGACAGCCTGGTCCTGTTTGTCCTTGGAGTTCTCCGGTGCCTTGTACACATTTTTACCACAAATCTTACACATAGGTTTTTGTTTCTCAAACCATACTGCGGCAGCTTCTCCTCTTTCAGATCTTATCTTTCGAAGCCTAAGTTCCAGACGACCACCTACTTCCTGTTGTTTCTTTTTCCTATCCTTCGTTATACTACGAAGATGAGCCAATCGTCCTTTTTCCGTATTCCTATATCTTTCTTGTCTTGCTCTTGCGTACGCCATTAATAAAAAGCCTCCCTGAATTCTCTGCTGCTTTGCGAATGAACGATGTGCAACGCTTTCTTTGCCCGTGTCATTCCCACGTAGAATACACGGCGCTCATCATCGGGATTCTGAAAATATCCGCCTCACCGCCCTTTGCTCCGTGAATTGTCGATATGTTGATCCGTGGTGCGCGGTTCAGGTTTTGCTTCCTCCTCAGCGCCGCGACAATGTACACGACTTCGCGCATCGGCATGCGATCTAGTGCCTCGTGCCATAGTTTTTCCTGGGGCACAAGAAGTCCGTTGTTCATGACTAAATGCTCGTAGTCATAAAGAGACTCGGTATCGGCATCAGGCATGCTTTTATGACCGTATGCTACACCAACTCGAACGGATAGATAGTGGTATATAGACCGAACTTCATTCAGCGTGATTGACTTGTCCCGTTGTGCAAGATCTG